CCATACTGTTAACCCGAGGGTCGTTGCTAGGTTGAATACTCTGCCCCTTCAAGAAGCGGTCGTGGTTCTCTGCGAGTTGCTGATACACCTTCTGGCTTAAATCACGCTGTGCTTCACGGTACAGTACCGGATGGCGTAAGCGTTGGGCCAGAGGCCAATCCGCACTGAGTGCTTGGCGGAATGCGTCATCTACCTGCACAATAGATACGTTAGAGGCTAGATGAGCAGCACGCGCATGGTGTGCAGCCGAGTTAGCCTCAGTACCCGTAGCATCTACTACCAACTGGTCAGCCAGTGTAGCAGCTTTAGAGCCAAAGGATTTCAGACGCTCATACAGTGAGAAGTTACGGTTCAAAGCACCCATAACTTTATCGTTCATTTGAGTAATGCTCGGTGCTTGTAGTACTGTACTTTGTAGGTCGGGTACAGGACTCGCCTGTCTATTGAATACTACCGACTTATCTACGGATGGGTTGTTCAGTAAATCTTCAAAGGCACGGAGTGTATTATCAAAAGCAGTTCCTTCCGGTGCTTTACCAGTGATTAAACTCACCACCTTGCGGACTAGCTCAGAGAATACATTACCCTCAGAACCCGGCATACGCACGCCCCTAAGAGCTGCACGGAAGTCAGCAGAGTTAAATAACTGGGCTACGAATTCATGTGTACTATCTAGGCCATACTTAACATTGTGCTTAGCACTGCTTGTGATAGGCGCACCAGGAGTACCGTCTAGGTTCTCTCGTACGTACTGTTGAATCTGCTTAATACGCTGCACAGCATCAAACTGTGGCCCATCTGTAATTAGACCCCACTCTACTGCTTGTATACTACGCGCAGTTTTAGCGTGTGCGGCTTCATGCAGCAGTATTGTCTTATCATACACTGGCATACTTTTTATGTGGTCTTCAAGAGTACCGGCAGTAATGCGTCCAGAGCGATTAGCAAAGGTACCTGTAATATCTCCGGTAGTAGCGAGGGTAACACGTGAGCGAGAACCTGCACCACCGGTCTTGAATACAACGGGCACGGCGTCATCCAGCTCTAAGGAGCCTAGGAGGGCACGTCCAAGTGCCTGTATACCCGGAGGTAAATCATCGGAAATATTTAGTAAGGTACGTACAGTGTTCGTCATGTCTGTACTAATCTGACCACTGGCACTAGTGGTTACTTGTACATGCGGGCGGTTGGAGTAAGTATCAACCCGTAAATCCGGATAGTCCTCATCCGGTACAGTCCTAGTAGGCGCTACCTCTGGAGTATCACGCACTGGCGGTACTGAGATATCTCTTGGTGGGACTACAGTACCAGCAGCATCTTCCGCAGCGTTCACACCACCACGTACAGCGCCCTGCTCAACTTGCTCCGCCTTAGCTACCTTACGGATGCCGGGAATTGCGCTCATAGCGATACCTACGCTGGTACCAACCACATCGAGTGGGGTAATAGTTCCCCCGTATGACGCAGTACCTAGTAATGCAGCGTTGGCACTCAGACCCACTGCAAGACGCGTAGCGCGGCTTACCTTACTCAGAGCACCTACGCCCCCACCGATAACCATATCGACGTCTAGCATGGATGCAGCGACGGTAGTGAGCATGTTCTGCCCCATAGCGTCATAATTATTTCTTGTGTCTTGTACCTGTGAGCGGCGCTGTGCCAGCTCAGCAGAGGAACGAGCATCCGATAGGAACTCAAGCTCATCTGCGGTGTACTGTGAAACAGAGTCTCCCAAAGCCTTACTTGGCTCGAAACCAGCTTCTGTAGGGATACTAGCGTACTCTACGCCACGCAGTGCCTTGGCACCAATGCTTTCGCTGAGCGTGGCTTTGAATGAGTCTGTAACGCTTGCCACAGGCTTCTGCATAGCCTGTACAAGTGCGGAGGGGTTCTGCCCCTCCAGCACAGTGTTGTCTGGAGTAACATAACCACCCACATCCGGATTAGCGGATACAGCAGCAGAGCGTGCGTACGCGGTGCTATCAGGGCGTAAGTGAATCATTGTTACTCCTTATTTATTCTACGGGATTAAGTTTCATTGCGAGGGAGTAGCCTTCTAACATCCACAGCATGTTCTCTGCGTCAACTAAGGCCCGTTCCTTGGCGTACTTTTCACCGAGTACTGGGTCGAAGTTCGCGGGGTCTACACAGGCGGATTCCCCCTTACCTACTGAAAAGCCATTAGGAAGCACTGCTAGACATACAGTGGTTGTAGTTCCCTGTACTACAGCAAACTTATACTGGAGAGAGTCTACTAGTGCTTTGATGCGGGAGTACTCTACTTTATTTGACATTTGTTGCTCCTTATTTACTTAGGTTTGGATTGTTGGTTCTGTACATTACTAATGAACCGAGTAACTGGTACCGGTCTGCGTTCCTACGAGAACCTGCACCTGCATCCTTGAATAACGGAGTATCCTTGAATGTTGGAATCTCCTGAACATTACCGTACAGCGCAGTTTGGATGTACTTATCGAATGCATCAGAATTACCTGAGTGATACGTAGTCTCAACCAAAGCATTGTAGATATTGTTCTGAATATATCCCGGCAAGTTCTTGTACTGCTCCATCTTAGGCATGACTAGAGGATACACTTTATCATTCAGGTACATGTTGAACTTATCAGCAGCTACCTGTGGGGTATCTGTTGCTTGCTTCACGTACTTATCCTCATTCAGCTTAGCACCAGTAGTAGGATGTACACCAAGAACACTAAAGCCCTTGGACGGTGTATACCCTTCGTACGACACAAGCTGATTCACCGCACCCATAACTACGTTCTTCTGAATGCCGAAGCTGTTACCAGCATTGAAGCTAACGAAGCCCGCACCAGGTACGTTCAGGTTCCCCTGTGTTGTACCAGAACCATTCTGGGTTAGTGTGTTCTGCACACCACGTACAGTGTTACGGAAGTCTGCGGCAGGGATACTAGCACGGGTTGTACCAAGCTGGTTCTCTGCGTTCACCCCTTGGAAGATAAGTTCCTGTGTTAGTGGGTCATAATCCATCTGGACAGTCGTAGCTTGTGGGTACTGCTTCTTGAAGTTAGTGACAGATTCAGTTAGTGCTGATTCAATGATACCGTTGTCGGTACTACCAAACACTTTCTGCTTATCACCTACTTCTGGTAGAACCAGTAATGCGCCATTGTCTGTACCATCTTTAACACGTACTGTACGGGATGCAACCTTACCCATTAACCAAGACTTCAAGTCATCCCCTACTAGGGCTGGCAAGGAGCCTCGTTGCTGATTGTACACGTACTCATTATTCATAGCACTATTGACCTGCGATACACGAGCTTGTGCAGCCTTCTCATCAGCATCAGAAGTGAATACCCAAGACTGAATACCGAGCATGTTCCGGTTGCGTGCATCCTTACCTAAGCCTAGGTCAAAGATACCTGCCGTTACATCTGCCTGCGTGATACTAACATCCGCGGGCATATTCGCTGGTAGTGCTAGTACTTTACCAGAAGCAATGTCCTGCGCACGCTTACCTACAACATCAGCTAAGTCACGGGCATCTACGTTCTGCCGAATACCATACACCACTGGGTCAGGTAATCCAGACAAGAGTTGGTTAGCCTGTACTTGGTTACCCGCAGCCAGTGCGGATTGATATGCAGCCTGTAGATTCCCTAGAGAACCCACTACTGCTGCTGGATACAGTGGCTTGCCATCTGCGTCCGTCTTAAGGTTACGCCAATCAATCCCAGAGAGGGACTGTGCATCCTGCTGCATCATCTCAATACCAACACCAGTAATATCCTGAGCACCTGATTTAAGACCACGCTGCATTAGCTGTAAACCACCACCTGAGTAGCCTTGACCGATTGTTGCGTACATCTTAGTGAGTTCACCCTTAACCTTGTCAAGGGACTCTCCGGTACCCGCTGCAATATCTGAGATGGTTACGCCGTTAGTATAAGCCAATTGCCCTTGCTCAGCTTTCTGCATCTTCAAGCGACGCTGAGATTCAGCATCCACCATTCCATACCCTGTGCCGGGAGATAATTTCTTCTGTTGTACAGCTTGCATTACGGTACCAATGTACTGGGCCATAGGATACGCTTCGTTTAGTGTCTTGTAATCCGTAACACTGTTTACTCGGGAATTGTACTCATACAACTGTACGCTTTCATCAGAAGCACGCTGTTGGTAGTACTGCTGTGCGCTACCCATAATCTGAGTCTGTACATCCGTGGGCATGTTCTTGAATTCACTGAGACTCTGCACATACCCTGTAAGGGCTTGCATGTCCCCAGTGCTGTTAGCGTTAGCAAACGCATTCACTACAAACTGAGAGGTAAATTTAATCTTGTTCTCTGCGGTGATACTATCATCATGTGTCACAGAGGAGATAAAGCTGTTTACGTTCTGCAAGGCCTGCTCTGTATCACCAGACTGTTGCGCAGTCACGAAGTCAGCAATAGCAGCGTTACCACGGGCACCCCATGATTGCTCTTGGAGTACAGCCGCGCGCTTTAAGTTCAGGTCTTGATATGAGGCATTAGCAGTATTGCGAGAGTGCTCTACAGAGCCTAGCCACGCCTGCCAGTCTTTATCGTTAAGGTTCAGCCCCTGAGCACCTGCTTCCTGTAGAAGCTGGTTAGTCTGTTGCTGAACATGTACATTGAATTCTTCCGGGGTCTTACCGGAGTTTACGTACTGCTGGGCAGTGTTCTGTAAACCTAACTGGAAACTAGCGAGGGCGCTGTTCACACTAGCAGAGTTGTACCCCTGCTCGTACGCTTCCTTAGTAAAGAAGTTGCGTACCTGCTTCTCACGTCCCTGTTGACTATCCTGCTGGCCTTCTAAGTACCCTTTAGCACTAGCGGTCTGCTGAGCAGCCTGTGCAGTCTTAACAGAAGCAGGGAGTAGGTTCTGCCAGAACTGGCTTACTCCCTGTGCTTCTTCTTGTGGGGCACGATACACCGGTTGGGCAACACCAGAGCTCTGGTAGCCAGTTAAACCCGGAACCTGTACTCCGCCTTGTGTTGGTTGACGAACCGGCATGGTATCTCCTTAAACATTCAATCGAGTTGATAAGTTATTACTACGTGTTGGTGGGGCTGCTTGACTAATAGGAGCGGGCTGTTGTGTTCCCGAGTTACCTCCGAACCAACCTTGACCACCTAGCTTATTAGCCACCATGCTTGTACCAATCTGACCTACAGCGGAACCTGTTGCTGCCCAATCGGTACCCAACGGATTGGATAACTCTCGGATACTATTCCTAGCTTGGTCTACAGTGTTCATCACGGAAGAATCCAACGACAGCTCAGTTAGCTCTGCGTTCTGCATAAGGTTACCCTCAGCGGCAGCGAGTTGAACACCCACCTCCTGTAAGTTCTGCTCTACACTAGCACCCATTGTATCTGTAGCGGCTGCTTGTAGATTCCTTGCAGAGGACTCCCCTGCACCTTGTCTACGAGCGGCGTCCAGTGCCTGTGCTGTTTGGGCACGAGACACCGAACGTTGGGTATTAATCTCAGTAATCTGACGAGCAGAGGCAGCGCGAACTGCCTCATTGTACTTCTGGTCAGCCTTGTTCTGGCGCTTCTGTGCTTTAGCATCCTCAGCGTACTGGAGACTGCCCTGTATTGCCTGAGCAGCGGCGGCAGCAAACATCCAAATCATATTCTACTCCTCCGTGCTCGGTACTGTAGGACGTACTCAACATCAAGAATACACAGGTCGGTATCAGCATCCACCTCAAAGGTAGCTACTGTGTCTTGCGCCTGTGCGCGTACAGGGATAATAGTCCTACCCAATGATGCAGCTGTTGGGTTGTTAGGTAATAGCTCAGTACTGCTATACACAAGACTGGAGTATGTCCCATCCGTCAGCGTACGCGAGCTATCCGTTATTACGGCATTGAATGCCCCGGAGTCCTTCAGGGTTAGCTCGTATCGCGTTAGTAGTGTTCTGCTCGTACCTATAACGACGCCGTTAGAGTCACGGACCAGTGGCGGTGTAGGACTAAGCACACTCGTGTATCGTAAGCCCACGAAGTACTCACCATCTGGAACCCCACGCACGGTAGTTACCACAAACGTAAGGGGGTTGATACTTTCATACCCCACCCACATACCACCCATACTGGTATCAGCAAAGGTAATGAACAGGTTCTCTCCGGCAGCCACTGCATCTCGCAAACGCGTAGGGAGGACAAACTGCCTGTCTGTGATGGTGACGCGTAGGTACACATCAGAGAACGGCCGTACGTAACTGTCTATCGTGGTACCCGCCTGCGGCTCAATAGTCACCACGAGGATAGCAGTACCATCCCGCATACCAATGTACACGCGGTCACGAACGAACCATGTACACACGATAGGGTATGGAAGCGTCCACTGATGCCACGCACTCTGTACCTTCTCATCCCCAGACCATAGGTAATCCTGAATGAACAGGCTATGATTATCCCCTGTACAAATGAATGCGCTGGAGTTGCTAGTAGTACTAGACACAATACTGCGGATACGTCCCGGCAAGTACCTTGGGATGTGCGCGGTAATATCATTCGAGGTGTACTGAGAGTCCGTGGTGTTGCTTGGGATAATCTCCAAGACACCTGCAAAGTGTTCGGTACGCGGCATGCTGTACAGTACAGAACGCCCCACCACACCCGGCTGTGCCAGCGTATCTGTGGTGTAACCCGACGTGATTACTATCTGGGCAGTCTGCGGAGTAATAGCCGCATTACTACTGGGTACTACAGCCTGACAGGAGCGAGCAAACAGGAGCAGGTCCTTGTTGAACTGTACGCAGTGTCGGAAGTTAGTACTAGTTGCAGCGCCTGAAAAGATATTGATAGGGTCATCAGTTAGCAACGCGGTTACTGTACTGCGGTACCAACGTAATGGGTTCCCTGCCGCACTCATACATACCTCCGGTCCCGCTAGAATTACTAAGCGCCCTTGGTATGCACCAAACCCAGTTACCCCATTATCAATAAAGCCGGGGTCCTCGTTGGTCTCGTCTGAACCTGACAGACGTCCCTCGTACGTGGGGGTCTCTACTGTGTATGTACCATCCAGCGAGATGCGGATAGGCATATTTGAGAAGCCTGTAGGACTACCGTACGCACCTGCCTCTTTCCATACCGAGGTTGAGTAATCGTACTGGTACCATACGAAGTTATGTTCTGTTGTACCCACCGCCACTAATGCACCGCTACCAGTGGCTGGTAAACGTGCGGGTAAGTCAGACACAAGATTAACTCGTGACTGATTACTAGCCGTAGCATAAGTACTTCCGGCATTAGTGGTTACAGATAAAGAGGTCGTATTGCTACTCAGGAACATATAAGCATCGTACTGGGTAGCTGTAACGCCATGTGTACCAGTCGCAGCATTAATAAGTGTAACTAGTCTACCAATAATATAACTGGGTTTAGACTCCGCCACGGGGTCTGTACTACCCGGAGTAGTTCCGTCTGCTTTCGGGGTAGTGTACTGATACAGGTATGTACCTGTTGAGTTACTCAGTGTTATGTCGTACTCTTTCTGGAATGCAGGTGTACGTACAAAGTAGAAGCCAGTCTTAGCTGGGTCTTGTTGTGTAGTGCTTCCGTAAACCTTCGCAGGAGCCTTCTCAGTGTTCGCTAGGTACAGGTAACCCCGGAGTGAGGCTGTCTGCACAGCAGAGGCAGCAGAAGCCACTAGGTACGTCTGTGTGCTGCTGTGCAGGGTAGTAGTGAAGTCTTCTGATAGAATTACTAACTGCCCCGTCTCTGTATTAATAATAACGTGATTGGATGTGTCCTGCACATCTACGTACGATGCGAATACACGGTCATCGTACTGCGAAGTAGTAGGTACATCTGCTAAGTACCTAGCACCAGGGCGTCTACGGTTACCGTTCACCACATCGGATAAACGGTTCAACTGTACAGATACTTGTCCATCTAGGCGCTCGCGGGGTACCTGTTGAGAGACACCTTGAAGCAGACTCTTTATACTGCCATCGAAGGCCATACTCTCTCCTTAACCACTTAAAGCATTCTGGTACTTACCCCACGGTCTACGGCGGCGTGTACTGTGTTTCTTGTTACGCATGTGCTGTTCTTCTACAAGCAGCATAGCCTGCTGTTCATTCAATACCAAGTCCTGTACCGAGGCGTCATTACCCAAGTCCCCTACGTATACAGCACGTGCTGCTCGATAAGTGATAACTGTGGCTACACTCTCTGGTAAATCTTCGAAGTCTAGGTTGTACGTGACTCGTATACATACTGGACCAGTGAAGTACATGGTATTGCAGGTGTTATTGAATAAGAAGTTATTACGCTTACTGTAGATATTATACCCATCCAGAGACTCTACCGAGATACTGGCGGCTGGGTACGGAATACGCCCGAGTAAATCCGGGAACATCTCCTCATCCTGTGTGTTGAACCACCAACCTCGGGCCAGCATAAGGCGCTGTTTTGTTTCCAATGTCTGGAGTATCAAATCCACAGAAGGGTGTCTTGTATCCGTGCTCGTTACACGGGCTTCACCAAGTGCAGTGAGGCACGTATTAACGCTATCGAGTAATTCCATTGTGCCTCCTGTAGTTAGTATTATCAAGCCCCTCCGAAAAGAGGCTTTGTAATATCAACTTATGGTAAGTTGGTCAGCTTAACTGCGAAGCTGGTATCCGGACGACGCTGACCTACAGTGTACAGCGTGAAGCTGTCCAGAATGTCAGAGAAGTTCGGGTTGTCTGGGTACTTGTTGGTAGCCAGTGGCTTCGCCTCAACAGTGACCAGAGTCATCTTCGGATGGTACACAACCATCTGGCATGCCACATCATCTGCATCCACGGTGAATGCTGCACCCAGTGGAGAGGTACCAGCAGCCGCAGGGAAGCGAGCGGACTCGACGATGCGTACACCGTTAACCATACCGACACGACGCTCTGCGAAGTTACCGTTGCCAGCGGAGTAATCCACGTTCACCAGTTTCTTGGAGTCCAGCAGCAAGCCGAATACGTACGGGGATACTACAGTGATGAACTCGGTCAGAGAACCACCGAGGTCCCGGCGTACCATTTCCTCAATACCTTGACGGTGTGCATCAATGATGTTGGCTGCAAACAGCTCACGGTCTGCGTTGTACGCAGCGGTGTACTCTTTACCATCGAAGAAGGCTGGCTTGAGGTCTGCCGGAGCAATCCACTTACGCGCCTTGATGATTTGAATCAGGTGTGCGGTATCGAACAGACGCGCATGCTGATAACCATGCTGTGCGCCAATCTCAGCCCAGCGGTCTGGGGAAGTCCAGTCATCCTGCCAGTCCATAACGGTACTTGCGTACGTCACGGTATCCACAGTGATAACCAGCTTATCGTTCTTCACTGACTCACGGTCGAGCTTCTGACCGGGGGTACGACCCTTAATGGTCACAGTGTTCATACGGTCGATACGTGCTTGGTTAGACTGGTCCTGCACGGAAATGTACGAGCTATTGCCACGGAAGAAAGAGTTGTACATGAACCCTGAGTCTACATCACCTTCGAAAATTTCTAAGTGAATGTCTACATCAGAGTTGGAACCAGCCCAATGTACCTTTGTTAAATCTGCTGCATATGGAGTTGCTGCCATTCTTTAAATCTCCTTGATTACTTATTAAGTTGTTTGCCCATACGACGGAGGTCGATGAGTTTAGCCATGTCAGCTTGGTATGTACGTGACATTGGGTTTAGTTTCATACGCGCAGCTTGGAACTCCTCTTTGGATAGTCCTTGGTCCGGTACGACACCGGAGGAACCGCCTTGGCGCGTACCGTCCTTCTGCACAATCACACCTGACTGCTTACCAAACTCAGCAATTAAAGAAGCAGCTTCACGCACTGCAACCGGGTCACCGGAGTCTAGCATACTCTTTACTACACTTCGCATAGCGGGCTTAGCGTGTTGCTTGAACACCTCAGCACACTGTTCGAACTGTTCTTTAGTACCAGCAGCAGAGTACACATCCTGAATAAGTGCAGCCTGTGCTGTGGTATCGGCTTCATACACTGCCTCAGCGAGTGCAATAGCTTGGTCAGCCTTATCACCAAAGCGTTCTCGTAAGTACGCCTTATCAATATAAGCTACGTCACCTGCTTCATAAGCAGCCGCCATTGCTTTAGAGATATCTTCCTCAGTGGTACCGGTAGCAGACACAAACGCGGATACCGCAATATCTAGTGCCTTATTACCTGTAGCTACCTTGGGTGCATCTGGGGTAACAACAGGGGCAGCCTCTGCCTTTGGCGGTTCCTTCGCAGGGGTGCGCTCCTGTGCGGCCTCATCAATAACCTTCCCTGCATCCGCTGTACGTCCTTCTCGAACAGCAGCTAGAATCTGGTCAAGCTTGCTAGTCGTAAGGTCGGGTGCTTTCTCGGCAGGGGTCTGTGGAACTACCTGTCCTTGCTGTACTGTACCGAATGGGTTAGCACCGGATGGTGCTAGGGTACCACTTGTATCTACTGTAGTTACGTCAGTCATTATAATCCTGTCTCGTTAATTGTACCCGCCACGTTAGCTAGGTCTGGGGTTACTGGAGCCTGTGCTGCTTGCAGTGCTTGGAGTTGTTCCTCTGTACGATACAAGTCCTTCGTATTAATACCAAAGCCTGTGAGTACCATATCAAGAATCTTCTCAGGGTCTACGCGTGGGGTGTTCTGGAATACGGGGAGAATAACAGAGAGTGATTGTGCAGCCTGAATAAGCTTATTCACATCAGTGCTTCGGCTTAGTGCAGCTACCCCTGTTAGTACACTCAGGGTTAATCCGTTACTCAGCAACTCATTAATAAACTGCTGATTTACTTCCCAGCATAGAATATGCGCCAACGGGATATGCAGGGTATCTGCAATCACACTGTACACACCACCCAGTGCTAACTCAGCCTCCTCAGCATTCTGTCGAATCTCTTCTGCGGTTCTTTATATTCGAATAGGTGCGCTAATCCCTACCCCGTTCTCTTATGAACTGCTGCATGTTGCCATGCAGAATAGACTATATCTTGGGCTTTAAAATCGCCCCTTCATGTTTCGAGCCGCTTGGCCCTACTCCCTTTCGGGATAGTCGTTACACACACTATACTACATGATTCCAAGTTTTACCATTACGAACGCTCTTAACACACGCTATACTGACAGGGAGTTTTAGGGCATCCCTAATCTGTCTAGCTGTACCGTGGGCCGCACGAATATCTCGTACATTCTTCTCCGTAAGAATACTTATCGGATTTGTTTCTCCACGATTGTGCTTTAGTCCAGTACTGTATGCGTGTCTCACATTAGTGCTAGGACTAACCCACTCTAGGTTAATTGCTGCGTTGTTCAGGCGATTCCCGTCAATATGATTTACCTGTGGGAGGTTATATGGATTCGGAATGAATGCTTCTGCTACTAGCCGATGCAATGGTCTGAATTTATCCACGTGTACTTTCACATAACGGTTTTGCTTGGTTACAGATGTACCCTTAAGGAACTTCTGTTTTTGCTTATTGTAGACTGAGCCATCTTCAAACAGTGTGTAGTTACTCTGCACACCATCAAATGACAAAGAGACGGTTCTCATAGTTAATCGTCCTATAGTTTGCTCGGTATTATCTCATAGAGACTTCCACCGAATTAATGAAGTTTTACAAGGGCTAGTATGTCAACCCTTTCAGCATTACGCTGGTTCTGTGCGTACATAAACGCCGGCGCTAGTCTCGCAGCAATACTCTGGATTTCCTGAGTGAGTGCAATGATTTTATTGTAATCACCGGCCTCATACGCAGCAACCCCGTTAGGGTCACCAGCTACCCAAGCACCGGATTCACGCTCCGCCATACTGTCCACATCAATCTGCGAACCCGGCTTAGCCATATGTAGAACACGGCAGGCTTCAATCTCGTACAGTGCTAATGCTTCTGATAGCGCACTCAGCTTAGCTAAGTCACCTGCGTAGTCCTCAACCAAACCACGCCCGTACGTTTCCCCTGTAACGAGGTTCCATACAGCGGGAATGAACGGACAGATAGCCTCTGGGTATACTTCAAGGTTATCCAGCATAAGCCCATCTTCAAGCTGTTGGGTTACTACAAATACTTCCCCAACTGCCCGGCGCTCACGTTTGATACGTGTGTACAAACAGATACAGTCATCCTGCTTACGATTACGGTATTTGATTCTAGCTTCAACTGGTAGTTCTGAGATTACGGTACGCTCTTTCAGCACCATATCCAGAACCTTGCCGCCACCGTCACGTAGAACGCTGTACTGTCGGATACTGTACGCGTGCATGTTCCCTGTGTTGGAATCCCGGTACAGTAGAACGTTACCAGTGATAATAAGCAGCTTCATTGCGTGCACCAACTGGTGGTACGAACTCTTTAGAAAGATTCTACGGAATGCAGTATTCTCTAACTCTGCTAACCCGTTCGCCAAGTCAGCAGACTCCGCGCCCATAGCCTCAGCTAGTTGAGCAGCGTCACCTGTGCTGTCGATACGGAAGAATGCTTGGTTAGCGGGGAATAGTACTTGTGCCAGCTTAGCCGATAAGGTATTTACGTACACTGCCCCTACACTCTGGTAGTCACGGCGTACATTCACACGCTTACCTTCCCGTAAGTCGGGGTCAGCATATACTGTAGGTAAAGTCCAGCGAGCGTAATCTTCTGTCTTGAGAATCGCCGAGTCATCTCGGTACTTAGTGTACAGAGATTCATAAGTCATAGAGGAAGTATACATAGTTAAATCCCCAAGGTACTAGAGATACTACCAGCACGTTTCTTTTTAGTATCACTCAGTGTGGCTGCGTCGGCGGCAGAACCACCTGCCTCAACCTGTGCAATGTTCTCTGTTCCCTGAACACCAATAATATTCTGATTCTGCTGGGCAGCTAAGGCTTGTTCATTCAGAGCACGTTCACGGTCTTGTGCTTCTGCCTGTGCAGCCTTGTTACCTTGAATATCTGTACCTAAGTATTTATCATAGATACCAGAAGTAAGTTTATAAGTACCAGTAAGTTTCTCTAGTCCTACAGCCTTCTTCATAACTTTACTTACGAATTTTCCCACTCTTAACTCTCCTGTATTTAGTTGTAAGGGTATAGAAATCTCTTCGGTGAGTTATACTGTACCAAGACTCTGCCTTACCCCCTATAATCCCCCTTTCCAGCTCCCGCAATAACATGCGTAAAGCCGTGGTGGAAGCCACTCCGGGTAGGATTACACAGTTAGTTATGTGTCGTCCTGTTCCGTTAAAATGTACATCATACACCTCATCGGACACAGTGATTGCCCCGATAACTTTCTCCCCTAAGAAACAGTACCACGCTGCATCCTCAGACGCTGCAAGCAGTACCCTCTCAAGATACTCTAATTTATTGAATTCTTTACGCGGGTACTCGTACGTATCGTACAAGCCACTGGCTACTTCTAAGAGTAAGTCAGTATTCCCACTAGGATAGTACCTCACGCTGTACATATCGCACCTCCACCATAGCGGAGTGCTTAATGAAATCTAGTACGGACCGTTGTCCGGCCCGGTACTGTAAGTCTGAGAAGCTCTGGCCTGAGCCTGTCTGCTCAGGGAACATTTGCTCAAGTAATTGAACTTGTTCCGCTGAGAATCTCGGACGCTTTACCGGTTGTGTCATCGCAATTCATCTCCTTGGATTCGTCTTGCTTAGGGAGGAAGGAGCGCATCAAGTACAGACCTCGCTTCCTTCCCTTTAGAGTGAGATACTAATCAACACATGAAGAATTCAGACTCTCTCACCTTGTTCAAGTCCAGTGTTCCGCGTGCTGGTAGCTCAATAATTTCCTCGCAGTACGGCTGCACAGAATCCACTAGCGTCTGTAGTGGGTCGTTGTGCAAGTACATGTCAGCGAAGGTGTTGCGTAGTACTTCGTGCATTGTATCCACGTCACTTGGATGCGTGGCTGCTGAGTCATGTATAGGTAGCATACTCCCATCAAAGTCATACAAGGAGATTACTAGGTGTGATGAGTCACAAGAGTGTGTGAAGTTTGGGGAGATACCGTTTATGCACTTACTACGCTGCATAGAGTGGTCATCGAATACCCTCATATTCAAGGCTACGCCCAACGCTTTCAAAGAAACACGAGTAATACTCTCCTCTGCGTAGTGCTGAATAACGGGGAAACCCACTGGCGTAACCCAGCGCATCGGGATATCCTTGGGCATCTGTCCTGCCAAACCACGCAGGAAGCGCATACACTCGGCACTTGCAGGTACAGCCGCCTCAATCCCTTTGCGGAGATGCCGAGACACGTACGCTGCCAGCTTGAACATACTATAATGCTCGAGTGCTTCTAATCCACGCCCCTGCATATCCAAGTACACGTACTCCGTGCAACTATTCAATGTGCCCCCGTACACGTAAGTCATTACGGGTTTCTTTGCCATGCTACGTGGGACACCGTGCGTGCCCCAGTACAGTGCCTGCTCTGGATTATCAGGCTTATCTCGCTGTACACTAGCAATTGCAATAGCCGCTACCCCTGCGTAGATATCCTCTTTCTCTACCCCGTTGTTGGGGAGTAGGTTCGTGAACATACCGCCGATAGGGTCACGCATTACTGCTGAGAGGTGCTGTAAGCCAGAACAAGTAGCATCCATCGCCACTGCGATACCCGTCTCCCAAGTCTCTGGCGAGCCTGAATCAATAGCTGCCAGCATCTCCTTAGCGGCTACATAGAAACACCAGTGGGAATCGGCTGCCCGGAAGAACTCTGAGTCCACATGTTCTTGTACTGCATCTCGGATGTACTGTATATTCTCATCCACCCAAGTACTGCGGCGGTCGAAGTTCGCCTTATCAAAGCCGTAGCACGTTGCTACGTGAACCTTCAACCAGTACAACCCACGCTTACCCAGCGCCTTCTTGTTAGCGAACTGGAGGCTCGCTTTAACGAAGTCCGTTCCCTGTGGATTAATGCTTGAGCGAAAGTACAAACGCCCGCGCCAATCAAAGTACGTAGGAAAGTACAGCACGTCATCCCTGAACTCCGTTAAGTACTTGAGCATTAAGGAGAACTGAATAACATGCCCCTTGCGTTGTACCTCAGCGTAATGCGCATCCTTAGCTTGTACTCTCCACGCATCATGGACTTCCATTAATGATGCGTCTTCCTTGTCCCAGTTCTCCGGAAGAGGGTACTCAGGCGGAAGTATTTTATCGTGACTTGGGATGCCCGCAATACCATTATAGATACCGGTTTGATACACACTACGCAGCAGCTCTACTACCGGCACATTAATCCTGTACGGTTGGGAGGCTGCTTTGTTAGCGGCTGCTAGAACTCGGTCGGAAATGTTGTCTCGTATCCAACCTTGAATATCTTCTCTGCGTGTACGTGTGTGGATGGTCTTAGTACTGGACGCCATCTCTGATGTGAGGTACGAGGAACCACTAAATAAGGTGTCCTTGGTATGTGCTCTTGGCGGTACCAGCATGGGTGGGGTACGAGAGAAAGCCCGTAAGTTATTAGTCAATTCCTGTAGTTTATTCTCAACTTCTTCGGTTGGAAACAGCCCTACCCAGTACTGCCCCCGACTTTTAGGGACGTGACGTAACTCTACAATACCGGCTGATACTAAAGCCTGTAATACAACACTTCCTGTACCGGTAATCTCCGACGCTGCCCAACGCACTTCTTCGACTTGTACACCTTCAATACGATTTGCACTTGCTACTAGAGTGCGCTTTCGGTGACTCTGTGAGCGCGTACCGTTATCTTTCATGTACTTATCAACGCTGCGCATGTACCCCGGAGCAATAGTACTCAGTGTAGAGTGCATGTACTCTAGTTGTAAACCTTCCCCAGTTGCTGATATAAACTCTTGTGCGAGGGGTGCGGTGCGGTCAGCCTTTAGGCGCTTAGTAGCAAGACCTAAGAATTGTCGCAGACCAACCAGCGCCGCCTTGTCATAGCCCACAGCTTTGATAAGACTACGGTACTTCCCACCTACACCACGAGTACCCTTTGAGCAGATACTTTCCAGTTCATCCTGAACTAGTTTATGCAAACGCATACTCAACACACGGCCTACATCGTGGTCGGCTGCACGCCCCGCTTCCTTCTCTTTCTCCCAGTACGCCATAGCATCAATGATACCTTGGTTAGTGTACTGCGCTTCTAGTTCTCGCTGGCGGTCTTCAAGAGTCATACTGCCTCACAGGTAAATGTTTGTTTTCACTGCAATAGTTCTACGGATACTAGCCTGTTTATCTGGGGCTAGGTGCAGCAAGTACGTCCTGGCTTGTGTGTACTTCCCCTCGTTGACTAGGTTAAGTACCGGAGTTATGTGGTCGGTAGGTTTCTCGTCGTCGAAGCTGAGTTCTCTCGTGCCAGCCATAAGCTGTACATCTCCATATAATCCTGCGCGGCCTTATTGTCGCCGCGCTCAACAGCCGAGTCATAAGCGGCTCGGCACCAATCAGAACAACTCATACGCCCCAGTTTTCTTCATTCATTTACGTATCTCCAATTCAAGGATAAACAGTGCATTACAAGCGGCATGTGCCAGATGGCTCATACCGCTCTCTGGGTCATTCTTCTCACCCTTAGCGTGAGCTGTTAGATGGCGGAGGAGCGCCGCAAGATAGCGGGAATCTCCATTAGGGACAGTTTGCCAACTGTTGTCTGCGTACTTCTCAGCACCAAATGTGAGAATACTTGAGACTTGCTCCAGTGCTTGTGGGCAACCAGCCAGTAATAAATCCATTCTAGGCTTACCTGAATCATACTTCATTCCTCTGTCAGTGGTGTTCATTCATCATCTCCATGGGATACTAAGTCAGTGCGTTGTTCTTCGTAGTGCGTAACAAGGTGGCACGTCAAACCTAAACTACGTAGGTGGTACGCTACGTGAGGCAGGTCGTCGAAGCAGCACCAGATGTTATCTAGTCCAATGCTACGTAGGTACTCCTCCTTGATTACTGTATCCTTCCTATTATCGGACTGCTTACGCATGACTAGTTCAGTGTAGTTAACCCCGTATGTGTCTAACCAATCTTCGGTTACACTTCGGGCTACGTCGCTACGTCCTGTCAGAATAATTACTTTATAGTAATCCCCAAAGGCCATTAGATTACATAGGTCAATATTATTCTGGAATGGTGTGTCATCTACCGAGGCCAGATTAAACTCTGTCCATGATTCCGTCTTATCATAATCCTTCTTTGGGAGCAGGTGCAGACGATGACGCCCATCTGCAAGCGTACCGTCTAAATCCCAGATAACGTACTTCATTTAGTTCTCTCCGATACAAGAATCATGATGACTGCAAGCACTAACAAACCTATGCACCAACCCATCGACCATCCTCCGAAAGCAGCATTGGAATTAACTGCGGGCACCCATCTGTGATTACCATACAACCTAGGATAGGTTTCTTACGGTGCAGCTTGCCGTATGCAAAGGTCATGCTGTCCTTGTCAATCAAGCAGCCTGCATAAGCACCAAAGTAGAGAGCTGTGCTAGACGCCGCATAGTGGACCTCGAAACGCCCATGTTCATGCCCGAGAACCAAACTAGTTCTCTCGTGCGATGCATTAAGCATGAAGTCGCCGGAAACTTGGTGTTGGAATCGGACGGGGCCAAGTGGAGTAGACAACACCCAAGCATCGGCCCACGACCAACCCGGAGCACCGTGCTCAGGGAATAAAATGTCTCTGTATTTCTTGATAAACTGAACGGGCAAACCGTGAGCCTTAGCGCGGCGATATATGAGACTGCCGTGATTGGAATCGCAAACCAGTAGATTCGGGAATAGCTCATGAACTTCCTCCAGTACTAACTTAGCTTTCTCCAGCTCAACGCCCGCGCTATCCAGATTCGGGTCCGAGTCGTGGAACGAGATAGCATGCCCGTCTGTCTCATCACCTACCTGTACCACCATGTCCGGCGCATAAGAATTACGTACGTGACGAAGGAAACTAATAGCATCAGGATGAGTATAGGGGGCATGTAAATCCCCGACAACCAGAATACGATGACAAATGGAAGGTACTGTAGTGTCGCCCACATCATCGCTCGGAGAAGGCTGGATAAGTGACCGTGCTTCTTTAAGCCCATTGTTTGTAGCTCCCAGTTTACCTTGGTTATCAATGAATACATTACGCCAGTACCGCACCATCTGGCGATACACTACCGGCTCATCAAACCCACCGAGCACGTTGTACTGCACTACCGCATCGGAGTCATCTTTGAACTGTTCTAAGATAGCAGTGTGCTGGTCGCGGGTGAATAGTTTAATTGGGGAGATTTTAGCCAACGTTGATACCCTCATTGCGTAGGATTGTTTTAGCTATTTCAATAGCTTGGTCACGGTTCAGGTACACCGTCTCTGCGTCTTTACGTACTGCCCCGTTAAGACCCACTACCTGCTCTAGTGTATACACTAGGAACTTATCTTCGTGGTCACGGTCCAGTAACGTTTCGTATGTATCCCCACAGGATACAAGGAAGTCAGTCTTTGATACTAGCACGGGATTTCCTCACTGTTGCACGAGCCTTTGTAGTTGCACGGCGGGTACGCTCTTTAGCGTTACGTGCCATACGCTTCTCATCTTCCGTCTGGAAGGTAGGGTACAGTACATCCTGTGCTGGCTGCTTCAAGTACACTAGCAGGTTCTCCAGCCACGGAATAATATCAGAGTACGCCATACTCTTAGCACCCCAGCGCCCAGCAGCGTTAGCCACCTTGCCCTCTGACGCATTGCACGACCTATGCAGAGCACCGCGCACTTGCCCGGTAGTGTGGTCATGGTCGAGCACTAGTGCGCCCTTCTCAGAGAGGTCTACAGGCTTTCCGCACAGACAACACACACCACCCTGCTGTTGCAGGAGGCGCATGGCGTACGGTCGTACTTGGCTTCGGGTTAGTTTACGCATCTGGTATATCCCCTAACCGGGTTGGTAACTCGGCTAATTCTTCAAAACCGGCGTCTAAATCAGAAATCTCAATAACGCCCGACCAGTCCTGCGAGGTTAGAAATTTAGCAGTTTCTTGGTCAAAGGTGATAGTCCACCATCCATAATCATCTGCTGATACCCCACTACCATCATATACCAGTGTAGCAGATAATCCCTTTTCTTTCAGAATCCTACTAATCCTACGCCTTGTGCTCATCCTAGGTACCCCATCTGGAACTCATCACGCAGCTCACGATACAGTGCTGGCTTACGCTTGCGCAGCTTCAACAGTTCATGCTCAAGCAATCCAATAGGTGCCTCTACATCATCCAACATCTCACGCAGTCGGGTTGCATCCTCTGCATCCCGAGTTGCATCCACCTTCCCAAGGAGGGAGGTCGTCTGGATTGACGCACCCAGATGCTTGAGTTCCCGTGCAGTGCGCCGTGCTTTGTTGTTCATCTTGGTCATAGTTATCTCTTTCATTAATTTTAAATTGGAATACTTCTTGGTGGTACTGGTGCAGCGAGTCTAGCCATTGTTGGATATAATCGGGTAAGCCAAGCTCAGAGAGATAGGCGTATGCCGAGTCGTCAAGCGAGCGCCTGAGCCACAAGCACTCAGCCTCTGCCAGCGGATTCTGCTGAGCAGCAATATACGCTCGTAGGACGAACTCCGCTGCGTCACTCTCTTGGGTAATATCTTTAAGTGCATTCCACGCTCCTACAGCCCCACAGGTCTTCCCATTAAGCCTAACGATACCTTGGACGTTATCCGCAGTATCTCCCATGAGCATCTGCGCCCAGAAGAACTTCGTGCCATGTCCCACCACCTTGCTTTGAGAAGTAAGTTCCTTACGTTTAATCCAACCGAATCTGTCTTCGATGTAATCAATACGACCTTCATCATTAATCCACAACGGCCCAGGCGTAAGGTTTAAATCCTTATCACCGGAGCACATAATACCCCGGTCACCCAGCAGGACTGCATTCATGATAAGGCCGTCATCTGCTTCCCGGTCTAACCAAGGATGTACTGACCAATGACTTTCCCACGCAGTTGTTGGGATACAATTACGTAGGGGTTGTAGCAGGGGTGGCTTAACCTTACCGTCTCGGTTAGCTTGATAGGGTTTGGCAGTCGGGTACCAGTCTCTGTGTAGTTTTGTACAACCTGTTGGTGTAAGATGCACCTGAACTGACTCAGCATTTACTAGGAACCTCTGCGTTTCAACTAATGTTTGAAAGCGACGTACTGCGGTATCTAGATTCTTTACAGTACTAGCAGCGGCATAGGCCGGAAAGTCTCCATCTAGGAGAAGCACTCGCCCCTGAATAGCCGGGGCGAATTGTTCCGGGAGGTCATCAAAGATTGGCATAACCATCCCACTCATCTCCTCAGCTAGGCATCACAGGCATTGTAGGCATCTGGGGCATTGTAGGTGCTGTCGGCGCAGTCTGTGGGCCGATTGCTGCTGGCACCTCTGGCGCGCTAGGTTGAGCTTGCATTACCGGTGCAGAATCACTTGCAGGTACAGCCCCCACGCTGCCGGGGTCAGGTAGTACTACACCCGACAGGAGTTGCTCCAACGCCGACCCCGGATAGTTCAGTGCAGTCAGAATCTTCTCTTGGTGCTTGTTCTTACTACCACCATCATCGAAGGAACCTTCAACGAACAAGCTATCCCATGTTTCCTTAGTAGGCTTATCGAAGAAGAAGTACTTGATATCTTCTGCTGCTACCTCTGGGATTGGGTACGCACCTTTACTCACCGGGTCGATAGGCGGTAGGATACCTTTCAGGTTCATACGGTTACTCTGCTTCTTCGTAGTCTCGTTGGTGTGTACAGTCACCGGAACCAAGAAGCCCTTACCTAAAGCCTGTGCGAAGTGCTTCATGTTACCCTGCCAGTTCAAACGGTCGAATGTAATCTTAGCGTTTGACTTGGTGTTATTACCCAATGCGATTGGGAAGGTGCTAAGGAAGCGCCCATCATAGCAGTTATCAGGACCACCAAACAGCTTGAAGCCTAGGATAACTTCTGGTGCCGGTGCCTTAGCCTTACCACCAAACTCCTGTGGTTGCATACCCAACTCAATGTACGTTACACAGCGTGCCATTGCGAAGCCTTCTGGCATTAATGAACCACCGCCGCCTGTGGATTCCTCGGTCATATCTACGTGCTGTACTGCTACTACTTCGTCAATCAGGGTGTTCAGGATATCTAAGCTCATGTATTATCTCTCTTAATTAATGGTTGGCGTAGGTGCCGTGTAGTTCATTACGTTTATTCACAACCCATGCTTCTAGTTTCTTAGGGTCTGCTGCATGTTTCTGATATCGCTTACCATCAATGCACACCTCAGCACGATACAACTTACCACCGCGTACTGGAAATATCCCCTTAACACCTGTGGTAGATTTAGAAGTAGCTTTGATGTTCATCTGGTTAGTGCTGGTTGTTGCCTCCCGAAGATTTACTATGCGGTTATCTAGCCCATTACCGTTGACGTGGTCAATTACATCTGGCGGCTGTGTGCCATAGTGTAGAAACCACGCTACCCTGTGTTGTAGATACTGGGTACCACGGTAAGTTATTTTAAGATAATTCCCAGTAGTGCACACCGATGTACAATGCGTATTAGCTTGATAGTTACCCTGTCTAGCTAGGCGGATTATTACACCCGTGTCTTTATTATATGAGAACTGGTCTCTTAACCCAGTCGGGATAATCTTCATTTAACTCCATATGGGTTTTGTGTTGCATGTTAGGACCGCATTCGGCTGCGGCTGGAAAAGGTACCTCTGCCATATCATACTCAGGCCAGAGTGCTGTCATGTACCTTGGCGCATTCTCCATAATCTCTTTAGTACCCTTGGCAAATACTCTGGCATACTCATCGTTGGCGCAGCATCCATAGGCCGCATCATGGACATTGTTTATCAAACAAACATTCCCCCCAAACCAATCATTACTAATCAACCATCGGCAGATTCTCCCCATCGATACGCTCATCATGAACCCGGCCTCACCTTGGAACGGATAGTTCGCCATCTGGGTTGCCTTGTACTTCATCACCGTCTGCCGGGATTCCTTATCCCACGAATCATGCTGGCGGAAGCTGTATCGCGTTGTGCTGGGTGCTTGGTAGTACCCACGTCGGTACACTCGCCACGTACCAATGTCACTCATCTCACGATGAATACCATTAGGTAGTGAACCGGTACGTTCCACCTCATCAATGATAACCTGACGGAAACCCCGAGAGGTTGGGAACAGTTTCATTTCATTCTCTTGGAACTCCTTAGCGAATTCTACTGAGCAACCAGTGTTGAATGCGATACCCTCAGCCGTTGCGCCGTACTGGTCAGCGAAGCTCAACGGTTTAATGTCCGTACGCATAGCACTGTACTTCTTGTGCTCAGGGTGGTCTTCGTTCTTACACTTCTCCAGTACATCCTCGTACGGCTCACCCAATTTAAACGCTAAGCGATAGCAGTGCATGTCTGTGTTGTTCTGGAGCAGCGCCAGCAAGTCCATATCCTTGGTCATAGCACACAGCATTACAACTTCCAGTGCTGAGTAGTCCACCTCTACAATACGCCCGTTATAACCAAAGCGGCTGGTGAACATCTCCTTGACGTTCGAGGTACCATCACGCGGTAGGTTCTGGAGGTTTGGGTTACTCGAGCTGAGGCGCGTAGTGACCGTAGCTGTTACGTTCAGTGAGTGGTGTACGATACTATCCGGGCCGATGTACTGCATCATGCCCTTAACCTTCTTCACATTCCCATCAGCATCTAATTCTTCTCTAAGATAGTACGTGCCTGTGTCTTTCTCCAGGGCCGCGAGCTTAACCATAAGGCCAACTTCTGGCACAAAGTTCTTGAGTCCTTTGAGCGCCTCCGTGCTTGTCGAGTATACTGGCGTAGTGCCGTCACAAAGAGTACGTGCTCCTCGGAACTCTGCGCGCTTGCCAATGTACTTCTCTTTAATCCCCGCTGGGAGTCCATTGAGGTTGACCAATCCCGGAAGGATAACCGAGGTGTCCTGCCATTTGAGTTTGATTTCATCTGAATCAATCCTAAATATCTTTGCTTGCCCTTTGTTCTTCCCTGATTTATAGCGGGATACAGGCCAACGATACTCACTCGGATTAGGTACATCTGCAATATCAATGTACTGTTCTGTACCATTAACATCTACTAGGTATGCATCGTACTTGACGTACTGTACAGGGTCATACGGCACCTTGTGGCGGTACTTCACGGGCCCACCATACACCAGAGCAGACATATGGTAATCGCTGCCCCAGTTGAACTCCAGCTCCTCTGGTAAGTCATCCGGCAGTAGCTTATACAGTTCCTTCTGTAACTCCGCAATCTCTGCTTCCTGCGCCTGCCTGTTCTTCTCAGCTACATCACGGTCAACGTACAGGCCAAACCACTCGCAGTACGCAAACGCTAGGAGTGAATCACACCGCTCCCAGTACATCGTTGTCATGCCTTGCTCAGCGAGCTTAGCCTGCTGGCCGTAGAAACTAATGGCAGTGTTCTCAATGTCCCCATTAGGGCCGGACAAGTACTCCAGCAGGAGTGCCTTATCAATCTCAGAGGTTAAGGCGCCCTGCTCCCAGAGAATCTTAACACCATCAACCTTGTGAGTCCCACCGTACTGTACAGCAGTCTCATCCAGCGATGGGTACAGTTCCTGCTGGTGACTAATTAGGTACTGCGCCATAGCGGTACACGCTACACGCCCACCGCGTTTGATGAAGTCCTCAAACACTTTGCGGTACTTACTCAACCACCACTTAATCTCGAACTGCGCGTTATGTGCTGTGATAATCATTACTGCTGGGTCAGCTACCATGTCGAACCAATCAGCCCCAGCGTCTGCTTCTTCCTTTGAGTGGAAGTACCTGTCATGCACGGTACCGGTATGCACAGTCCCTGCGTCATCAACTGTGTCAATACGCCAGCCCGGAGCTACAATGTAGTTCTCCGGGCAGAATGGACTAGCAACCTGTCCGTACCACGGATGATTCTCTGTCTCTAAATCGATGTGAATTATCTTGTACATTTAGAATCCTAGTTAATTCTAAGAGGAAGCTTTCTTCCCTTTAAGGTGTAGTACTAATCATCATTAGCCGCTTGCCCAGCATTCTGCACAGTCCAAGCATGTGCCTTGCTCACCACAATCTCCGAGGTTGTACTCGACTGGTCAGCGAATACCTGCATGAGTTGTGCAAGCTTCTGCACATCATCTTGGTTGGTGGTGGTGAGTACTACTGAGAAACCTACGTGTTGTTTAGTCATGTGTTACCTCTGTGGTTACTTTAAAAGTAGTTAATACTTCACGGAAAGCGCCCATAGTACGACCTTGGTCCTTCTTGTTTAGGTGTGCTAGCTTAGCAAAGAATGCCGCTTCGAGTTGTACTTCAAATGGGCGCGCCGCCATCGGCCTAACATCCCGTAAAGGCTTAAAGCTCATTCTTCTTCTCCAATTCATCTACAACAATGTCAGCAATCTCCATACACCGACGTACACGGGCACGTAGTACGCCTTCATCGGATATACTGTACACACTCGCTGAGTGTAGAAGGGATAGTACTACTTGGTTACGTAGTTTAGTATCTACTGGTTCTACTTCTTGTGCTTGTGCTATCTCTAATTGTTCTAGGATAGTATCTTCTTTCTTCTTTCTCGCCATGTCTTGTCTCTCTTTCTCTGTATAGTGCGGAACTAATGTAAGTACTTGATTAGAAACCGTAATCTCGTAGCTTCTCAGTCATGTATTTTACACGCTTAGGATTGATGTTCGGGCGGAACTCCAGCCGACTGACGGGCTGTGTTATCCCGTTATAGCCCCGTAACGCGTCTGAGTCCAACCAGACCATGTTAATGTTGCAATCATGATGCGCTACGTGGTCAGCGATATGTTCGTCAGTACTGAACAACAGGTCGATGTCATGACCATCAATCACTGTCTTCATACACGCCAAGTACCGCAGGTGGAAACTATCTGCATGTACATCCAGTGGCTCCAGTGTGTTCGGGTTAACGCCTGTACCGTACGCTTGATAGCAGCGACTGGAGTAACCCAGCCGACTCAGACGGTCACTGATACCCTGTACCACTTCGAACGCTTCCACGTACGTGCTGCCACCCATACACAGCACTGCGTCGAAGTCCTTTGGCACACGGTTGTACAGTACATCACGGACACAACCACCAGCCAATACGAAGGAGAACCCCGTTGTGAACTGGATTTTATCTTGAATAGCTTGTAGGTCTTGTAAGGTCATAGGTTACCATCCTCAAATACATGTAAAAGTTTCTTAGCAGCTAGATGGGCATGTCTTGCTGCTTCCGGTGTGTCGTAGTAACCTAAAAACTTGAACTTATAGTCCACGGTTATGTAGGCCATATACTTTCCACGGTAAGGTGTATACCCTTTTACACCTTTACGGTTAAAAGCATTTTGTTGGTTTGTTACTTCTCGCAAGTTCTCGATTCGGTTATCCCTGCGGTTTCCATTTATATGGTCAACCTGCTTAGGCCACTCCCCTGTATGTAGGTACCAGACTACCCTATGCGCATAACAGCGTCGCCCAAGTACCTGTCCTGAGTAGTAACCGTTCGAGTGTTTAGCACTTAATGCCGGGTCGCCTACCTTAACCCTATTTGATGTTGCTACTAACCACCTAAGACCTGTGTGGCTACTAGAGTCATACTCTAATACGTCATGGATTCCCATCAGAAAACTCGCATCTTTCCTTATCAAAGAACACCTGCCCCGGCGTATTGCTCGGGGTACCTTGCATCTGGCGCTTGTTCTTCGGTGTACTGAAACCTCGAACAGTATCCATCTCGATGCTGTTTAACGCACCCATCATCAGGATTACATCAGTTGCACCCTGAATCCCGGTCTTTGAATCTTTTAATGCGGAGTATGGTGGGTACATCTGGTCATCCCCATCCGCACTAATTTGTACCGTAGGCATAGCCACAAAGTCATGGCGCACAGCCATCTCTCGTGTCTCTTGCCACATCTGCTCAAGCGCATCCGTCTTGTTACCCCCACCTGTTCCCGGCATACGGAAGTTAGCCAGCATGTCGAACACCACAACGCAGGGATTCAACTCCTCAATCACCTGCTCAATCTGCCCGAGTGTACTACCGTGCATATCCTTAACTAAGATACGCTCACCGTGCATTGCATCCGTGTACTCTTGGACCAATGTGCCTGCATTACTCTTAGCCACCATCTCAGCGAATGTACACTTCAAAGCGGCCTGATAGATACGTGGAATGATACGTCTGCCCGAGCCTTCATTGTTCAGCCACAACATCGGACGCCCCGACCAATCCATACCTGCAAGCTGCGGTGCGAAGTTCACCAGATTAGCTGCTAGGAGGCTCGTCTTGCCCTTATCAGGACGCCCTGCTACCGCGATACTATCACCCCCTTGAAGTCCTCCTACAGAGCTTCTCAGGAGCTGTGTGACTAACTTCAAGCCCCTATCCCCTTGGAAGTCATTCAGGATATCAGCAATAGGGGCATCAATGTAACTGGCCGGGGAAGATGCACTGGTGCGCCGCATGTTCTCGTGTGCCAGACGGTTCAACTCAAACGTCAGGTCAATCTCATCACCATTATCGTACCGGTTAATGAGTGCTGCTGCCTTCCCCTTGAAGTCCCGCTCAAACAACTGAGCGGTGATACCCTCTACTTCATGCTGGTCAACCGGCTCATCCAGCTTGCGGAACAGCATACCCATGATAGCACGCTGGTTCTCGTCAATGGTGTTCCCTACTCGGAGGTTGAATAGAGAGCGCAAACTCTCTGTGTCTACCTTGTCCTTGTCGGGGAATGCTTGGAAGTACGCTTGGTACCACGCCAACATGCTGATGGTTTCTTGTCCGACTAAATCATCTGGGACTGCTCCACGAAGCTGTCGGAACTTAGAACGGTCCTTTAGTACCGCGAGGAGTAGTCTATCCATTATTTACCCTCTGGATTAACATCCAAGTCATAGCGCTCTTGTAGAGCGGCGTAATCCTCAGCTAGTTTGTCATAGTCCTCATATGTAACAAAACGTCCCCCCATACTGTGTGGTACAGGTGTTACATCCACAATACCGGTTGCTACATCTTCTGTTAAGTCCCAGCGGGTTACTTCATTAGTCATCATCCTCTCCCATCAACGGGTCTAAGTACTCGAATGCTTCTTCCGCCCACTGCCCCAGCACTGCTACTACAGCAAGCGGGCCTAGGATTAGGAAGCGTGGGATAATCCATAGCCATTGTTTAATACGCGGCATAAGTGCCTCCAGATACCTTCACAGCGCTCATCTTTAGGGTCCCCTTGCTCAGGTACAGCATCGTAGAAGGCCCCGCCAAAAACACTTACACGACGTCTCAGGGCAGTACAACCAGCACGCCCTGCTACATCTCCATCGAAGTAACAAACTACATCATGCCCCGCTATCAACCTTAAGATGGGTAATGTTACGCTGGTTCCGAGCACCGAACCCACGGATACGCAACTTCCCGGCGCATAAAGTTCCAGCGCTTTCGCCACTTTCAACGCGCTCAAGATATCCTCTACAAGAACTACAGGTTCCGTTCCCTCTACACCCCGGAATCTCGTCCAGACTATCGGGGGTTTCCTGAGTTCGTCGCTGTACACCAACCACTTTGGTAACTGCTGCTCGTTCAACGCTCTCCCTAATGCGAGCTTGCCCATCCGCAGTAAGATACGTTGAGAAGTCTTGTCGTACCATATCATGTTCTCCGGTATAACGCCGGGTGGACAACCTTTTTGAATAAGTAATTTCCAAATTCTAGATTGTTCGTACCGACTCACTTGACTGATGTGCAAAGCACTTGCAGGTACAGGCTGTATACGTGATGTATCTTCCTGTACCACACGAATACTCTGATGTTCTTTAAGTACACGCCCACTTTCTTTACAGCGGAAGCAGTACGCGCTCCAACTATCATCATTATTGTACACATCGAGACTGCTAGTCCTGCCGCAGGTGTGGTTAACCCGCCGCTTCTGCCCCACCGCTAATCGTTTGGCTAAGTGGAGCCACTCGTCAGGTGGGAGTCGGCTCATGCGCAGTTAGCTCCTACTAGCATACCTACAGCACCCACACCAATTACAAACAGAACCGGGGTACCTACAATCCCAACGATAGGGGTTAGTACTCCGATTGCAGTACCAAATACTGCGGGTACAATATACTTAAGCATTATTCTTTTCCTTCTTCTTGATTGACATCGCCATACGACGGAGGTCGTGGCAGAGTTGGAGTGCAGCATCTGGTTCAATACGGATGCCTGTATAGGCAGACTTACCAGAGCTGTATTGCTCAGCGTAGACCTCTATGTACAGCGAGGGACCCTCGATTGAGGGTTGGACCAGTAGGTGTCCGAAAGTTCCAACAGCCGAATCCTCTTCCCTGTACTGCACACTCTCCGGCGCTGGTGGGAGTTCATCATCCAATGTAACTAACTCTAAATTTTCGGTGTCATGTAAACAATCACCGTAGCCCTCAATCTCAACGAAACCAGTACCACGGAGTACACTTACAATCCCCACCTCCCCAGCTGGAAGTCCAACCGAAGGACACCACCCACTTACCCGTTTAACGGAATCACCGACTTTAAAGTTGACCATCTAAGTACTCCTCCATATCCAACAGTAACTGACGCAGATTAGCATCTACCTTATCCCAATGTCCGTTGATGTACATAGTCACACGCCCACTGAGTTCTTTCATGTTGTCCTTCGGTGTATCATACCACGCCGATGAACGACCCATCCAACCTGTACCCCAGATAACGTCTGGGGCAGGTACACGGTGAACAGGGAGCTTACCCCATTCAATCTTCAACAACGCATCTCGTAGGTTCAGCAGGTGCGTTAGGTTCAGTGTCTCCTTAGCTGTGTGTTCATGGAAGTACCCGACCGAGATGTTCGTGCACTCCGGTACAATCTCAGCGAACTCACGTGAGTCTGTGTACAACCCTGCATCATCAGGACGATACTGTAACTTACCCGCCCCATTCTGGTTCAATGCCTTCGCCAGCGCTGCTCCGAACTGCGAGCTACATGTCTCCCACCCGCCTTGGTGTGTAATGACTGAGCCAGTACCACGGCGGTCAAAGGATACTACAGCATTCGCGCTGAAGCTTGGATTGTCCTGGACGAATGCACTCGAGCCGATACCTCCGCATTCCTCACCTACGAAGAACATGTACCGGCCTGGCACACCAGCCTTCATCATCTCAGTCATGAGGAAGATACCCGCAGCATCATCCGCACCCAGCACAGTCTCTTTCCCTTCGTGCTCAGCGCCGATGAACAACCCATCCTTCAAGTCTAGCAAGAACAGGTCTTGTGTACCCGCTGTGTGGTGTACTGTATCTAGGTGTGAGGTGAACACCACGCCATTATCCCACTCCCCGACACGCACTTCTATGTTACCGTGTATATCCTGCGTCCAACACTCGGGGTGCGCATAACCTACGAAACTTTTAATGTACTCCCCTGCTTTTGTTTCCTCAACTGAACCGTACGGGCGGCGTAGGCTGAGCATGTACCGTAGTACTTCTGGTATTTGTTTATGCTGCATCTTGTTCTTCCTCTTGTGCTTCTCGGTCTGCAAGCAATACAGCATGCTCTTCGTCGGTGTACCAATCATCGGTTTCTTCGTCGTACACCGCATCATCAGCACACACCCAGTCACCATTAGCTAACAGGCGGTACTGCTCAATGTCCAGAGTGTATCCTATATTCCCACCTAGATTTGTATAATCGTGTATATCAATACGGCGAGACCCCGCCCATGACACACGGACTTCCTCTCCGTCAATCGTTAACCAGTATCCAACCTCATAGTGGAAGTACTCACCTGTTACTGGGCAGCACCTAGCACCGTAGTTCTCGGTATTATCTGGATGGTACCAAGTACCATTGTGTTCTTGGTACTGCATGTCATCTTCTGGGTAGTACTCTCCGTCAATACAGCACTGCTGCTTACCTACACCGTAGTAGTATCCATCTGTATCTTCTAGTGTAAGGCCTCTTGTACCTAAGTACACCCGCCCCTCGAATTCATTCACATCCCCACAATCATTAGAACCATCAATGTACGGCCCAGCGAATACACCCGGTGTACCAATCATAGCCAACCATGAATCTTCTAGGGCATCTGAATCTTCTTTAATACCGTAAGCATTACAAAGTTGTACCTTCGCGAGGTACTCGCCGTACCAGCGCACAATCTGGTTGTTGCGCGTGTTCAAGATACCGCGCCCTACCGGTTTACCTGCGTGCTGTGCTTCAACTAGGACTAAGCCGTTATCCCCGGCCCCGTAATGTGCACTTGAGTACGCATCACACGGATGCACACCATGTGGGCAGTTATAGTCACCCCACGGGTGTGACATACAACTATCTAAGTCTACCCTATCTCGACACATACGGACGTACTCTTCGCCCCACGGCACGTCATTAGGATGTAGGATGAACTGGTACGTAACCACTATGCGGCACTTATCGGATAGTTCACGAGTTAACGCATCATCTCCCGTTACTTCCTTCACCGCTGCGCCCATACGCATTCTGCGGAATCGCAGATTAATTACATCATCCTCTGTCAGGAATCCAGCGAACCACGCGGTATCTTCTGCTGTGTACTGGATACCCAACAACTGGGACCAAGCTGGGGCCATGTAATGATTGGTGTACCTGCCGGAACCCACTGCGCCGTATCCACGCTTGCTAGGAACTAAATCGTATGCGGCTGCTTCCTGGGGAAGTACTCTCGTACTTAACAATCCCCAATGGTTAAATGTACTCGCTACTTCATCTAAAAAACCAGAAGTACCACGAGGCATATGGCATAATGCCATAATGAAATCTGGGCGTTTTAAATCCGGGAGGTTCAATTGGAACATCTTCGCCTTACCCCACGCCGCTGCGTGCTGTAGGTAGTAAGAGCGCACTTGGTTGTCATCTGTCTCTACCGTAGCACCCTTCGCTACAGCACCGAAGATACGGGAGTACGACATCATTAAGTCTTTATCAATACAGAAATCTTTTGCCACCCGCGCGGAGTACTCTGACTTACGTTCGGAACTGTTTAGAAATACAGCCTCCGCTGCACAGTACACCTGCTCTTTAATCTCTTTGGATTGCTCCTTGGAAAGAGTTCGTACTGTCTCGGCTTTCTGCACCTCACCAACACGGAACAACGCAGTGAGTTTCTTGCGTGTCTCTGTCGCGGGTTCAGCACGGTAACGTGCATCGACGTGTTCAAGGCCATTAACTAAGTTAGGTTCAACGATACGATTCATGGTAATCCCCATTATTGTTAGGCGTAGTACTGGTACGCCAGAGTACATTCGTAATACCGCTGCACAGCGGCGTAGAATTCATTCTGAGCCTCTTTGTAGCCCGAGGCAAGGCTTTGTACTAAGTTGTACTCAAGCACAGCACAGAGCTTCTCAGCAGCCTCTGCGTCGAACATTCGCATGGTACACATCAAGCGTACACCTTTCTCCGGTGAGCGGTACGTGATACAGCGGCGCACTGGTGCAATTGGTTGTAGCACCGCAGGTATGCGCTTGAACACATCCCACGAGCCAATGCAGTTCCGCTGCTGCTCTAGGCACTGCCAGTACAACACTGCTACTTCTCTGGGTGTGAGTTGATTCATTTAAACACCGCGTTCTTAGCTATTAGGCGCAAGAAACCATCCTGTGCCAATATCCCTGGCGTTAAACAGGTAGGTTCCCACACATAGCAAGCGTATGTATTTACACTTACAGAACCGTCTGGCTCTACTCGCCAGTACACCCTATATTTGGTGTGTTTGTACACGTTGTACTTCATACGATACCCCGCACATTAAATCGAGCACAGTACGCCTGTAGCGTCATCCCACAGCGCCACGCTTTCCGGTAGTACATTGCCTTGAGTTCAGCTTGAACGGCCTTGGTATTTATCTCTAGAGCCGCACGGCTATTCATCAGCAAGGTTTCTGGGTTGAGTTTATTCTGGTTCATAACACCTCTCTGGTGCAGTTGGGTGCGTCTTCCGTTTGGCATCCAGATAAACTGCGTGTGCCTCTTGTTTAGTAGTATATAAACCCAGCCACTGCACCCGCCCATCAATACGTATCTTGGATAACCACTTCCCACTGCGCTTATCCAGATAATACCCCTTTACACGCTTGTTGTGCTGGTTCTCCGCAGGTGTTATAACCCGCAAGTTTGCTGGGTTGTTGTTAGTACGCACACCATCAATATGGTCAACCTGTTTAGGCCAGTACCCGTGAGTTAGAAAGAACACCACACGATGCGCAAGGTAAGATTTGTGATTAAAACCACCCCTGTAATACTGGTTTGATCCTTGTGATGTAAACGCAGGTGTACCTACTTTAGTGTTTCTACTTGCTTGTTTAATCCACACTAAACCAGTTGGGCTGCTAATATCAACAGCTATATAATCTTTAATGTTTAATGAAGCCATACTGGGTAGCCAACCTTAGCCGCGTGGTAGCGCTGTTTCATGTCAACCATAACCCATGACCACGCTTGGGATGGTTTGTACCCTTGTGCTATGTAGTAGTAATAGCTTTCTTGGGCATCGGCAATAACACTTTTTGGAATACGCATGGAATGCTCCTAGTGAGAACAACTGTACCGCCTCATGGAAGCGGTACAAGTATTCAGCTAGTGGGCTATCAGGCAGTTACTCAAACAGATTGTCTAGGGTGCCCTTGTAAACAAGTGTACCCGCATTCATCTCAAATTCGAGCCACGCTGTACTTCCGAACGAATCACATTCATAACCTACGTATACATTAGGGTGCATCCTATCTGTGGCTACTTTAGTAACTACGAGTGCCTCCCCTTTCTTTCTACCGCCTGCGGGTTTTACAAAAGCGAATACATCCCCACGGTGTACATCAGAAATCTTAAAGTGTACTTGTTCTACTTTGGTAATAACTGCCATTGTACTACTCCTTTGTTATGGCATGATTGCCCTACAAGGCACCCGCAGATGCCTTGACAGAAATCACGCTGCTTCGGGTACTGGTAGTACTGTCAGAGCACCTGATACATCAATACCTACCGCTAACAGTGCGTCAATGATATCGCGGTCTGTAGCGCCGTTCTGCTTAGCCTGAGCAATACCAGACTTAATGCGCTCAATGCCCTTAGCTTTCTTAGCGTCGTTGTCTAAGTCTGCCGCCTTCTTAGCCGCTGCATTAGCGGCGTAGAACGACATCACAGCGGTATAGAACTGCTCAACAACTGCGTCACGGTCAGCGGCATCTGCTTTGTACTCAGTACGCATCGCTTCCAGATTGATGCTGAGCTTCTCAGCACTAGCAAAGGCTTTCTTACCGTCGAACATGTACCCGTTAGATTTCTTGTCGTACTTGATAGGCAGCAAGTGACGTAGCACTGTATCGAAATCTGCTGCATCTTCACGCTGCATACCGGATGTGAACGCTACGTTAGACGATACAAGGCCGTGGAACAGCGCTGAGATAGTTACATCACGTTTCAGGGTTACAGCCTTGGTAAGCTGTGCACGGATTGATTTAGGAGCGATTAACTTGAACGTTGTTTGAACTTGCATGATACACCTCGATTGTTTGTAGTAGAACTCACATAGCGCCCTGTAGACGCTATAGGTGTGCTACTTATTGTTTGGCTCACACCAACTGCCTTGTACTGACTTTGAGTCAACCACACACTGCTGGGCATCTTCTAGTTTGTAGGATTCAATAGCGTAGTTGTTGCAGAACGCACCGCTACACAGTTGTATTACTAAGTACATGCTAATCATTACAATCCCCTCGGTGGTTTAGAGCAGCCCCGGCGTTTCTCAGTGGCTCGTGTATTCGTGTCAAAGGTAGCACGTTGTTTTTCGTGGTGTACCCCAGCTTGATTCAGTTTATCTCTGCGTTTCTGTAGAGCACCGCCTTGTAGCTGGCTTAGCCCTGTGAAACGCTTTTGTAGCTTCTTAGCGTATCCCATTAGACACCCGATTATCTAGTAGGATTGCCCTTAAGTCCTCAGATGATACTTCCGCAACAACGCTTATTAAACCGTGCGCATCCATCTCATCCCACAACTCGTCATAACTTAATGTGCCGAGGTAGAAGGCGTACTCTGTATAAACATGTGAATTCATTTTAACCCCTAAGATTAATGGTAAGCACCCCGTTGTGAGTTGCTTACTCTTAACCTTGTTACCCACTGCACGACCGTGGACGATGTGGTTCACCGCTCGAGATTCTTCTTTCAGGGCACAATCTCTCAGCATGCCCGTTGTAGCGTTGAGAACAAGTTCTCTGACCTACAACCTTTCGGTATTCTCAGTGAGTATCTAGGTTCCGTGGTCATTGCACCGTAAGGTACTGCACTTCACCGCAACTCCCTGTCTTGCTTGCTATCTAAGTTACTTCTTTCGGTTGAGCCTGTCAACCACTTCTTTGAATCTTTCTTACTACCAGAACACCAGAGTTTCATACGCCTTAACTGGCTAGCTACTTAAGCAAGGTAGCGTCATTCTGTGCTAGTTGCCCCGTCCTGATACAACAAAGACTACAGGTACTCACAAAAAGAAGCAAGTAGTATTTAAAGATAATTACCAATTAGCTAGTAAGTGTATGTTCTGTAAGAGTATTTAATTGCTATCTAACTTAATACAAAAGAAGCAAACAACCAATAAACACCGTAGGAATACACTCTGTAAGCTACTATATTATAAGAAGAAACTTAGTTCCGCACTATACAGAGAGAGGAACGAACGAAAGATACGAAGAATGAGAATCTGAATGAGTGACGACAGAGAGTGTAGCAACGTGTAGCGAACGACGAACGAACGGTGAAACGTAACCTAAGAGGAGTGTAACCATTCAGAGAGGAGAGAGCGACTACACAGTGAGAGAAGAAAGCAAGTGTACTCTCGAGTGAAGAAGGAGCGAAGAAGTGCAGAGTACGAAGAAAGCAAGCCACCACTCCCACACTCCCTCGATAGACAACGATACTCTACCCGATTGAGAGCGTAGCGACCGAACGACTAGACGAGCGAAGCGAGGCTAGGAGTGAGAGAGCGTACTGAGTGGAGCGTACCCATCTCCCCACAGAGAGGAGACAGGCACACACACGATACTCTAGACGCGACACGCACCTGCGCAGGCACACACACACACGCACACGCACACGCACACCCGTACGGGGGCACACGCGCGTGGTTGAGTGGAGGGAGGCCCTCGCTTGAGACCACTAAAAAGCGGTCGCTGTACTACAGTTACACCGGTACACCCGTGAGTGCGTACTCACGCAATACACCCGCGGCATCCCTCGCTACAATACGCAAGGAGGAGCCGTGAAACACGAAGGCGGCTTGTGAGTTACCCACTTGTGTAGCGAACGCGCTATTAAGTGTTGACACTAAACCACCCCCACCATTTACCCCTAGTACCTGAAAACCGGGAACCTCTGACCCGAGGTATCTAGCGTTAATATAAACATCACCAGTCGGTGCACCAGCTGGTGCACCAGTTGCTTGCGCAGCAATAACCCCGATAAACCCCGCAGAGCTTTTGTATTCAGGGTCTAATAATAGACGTGCAATTCGGTCAGACGCAGCAGGGTGACCAACGGTTAAGTCCCCTCCGGTTGCGATTTGTGCTTTTATTATGTATGGGACAACTGTACCAGACTCAATTAATGATGTATCAAGATCACTTATAGCTGATAACGGAGAGTAGAGACCGTATCCATAAGTTACTGATTCAGAAGCCTCAAGAATAAGCGTGACACTGCTGATTATGTTACGTTTAGGAATAGTGATTTGGTGTGATATATTGTCGAGTGCGTTGTTTACTGAAATAATATTCATGTAGATATTATTTACACCATCATCATAAATACCAGACAAACCACTAAACCCGGCTTTAAGACCAGTAATACTGTTTCCAGTACCATCAATATGTAGAGCGTTACCTTGACACCCAGTCCCTGAGCAGTTGCTAATTGTGTGTTTTGTCGGCAACTCATGCCAAGGTGCATCATCCAAAGAAGTATCATCAATACGCCCTGTTTCAGCACCATAATCTGATGCCAAATCCAGACCATCATAACACGCCTGCTTAACGTGGCAATTGGTATATGTCATCTCGTAGCATCGCGCGGATACGCCATTTAGCTCGTTCTGATATGTTTTGATACCAGACTCACCAGAACGGTATGGGCTACAATTAATCGCCCCTCCGCGCTTATTACGTAAGTGCACTACCCCAGAGAAAGACCCGTTCCTAATATCATCACCACCTACCACCCAGTTATCAATACCATAAGCCGTAGCGTTAGTATTATTAAATACGATAGTACCCAACACACCTTTACCACCAGACAGGTTAGGATTAAATACACGACAGTAATTACAACCATAAAACTCATACAGGGCGTACCTACCTCTCGGTGTATTCAGTACAACACCGTCTGAGTTATGTACCTCAAGTTTAGGGCTAATGTTTTGGTTCTGCTGCTCAGGTGTAAGCGCGGACCATACGTCAGCATCATTAACCGTTGGTTGGTAATAATGTAGGTCGTTTGTCTGTCTTAATGATGCAACAGCTTCCTCAGATGTATTCCAGTCACCAGTACTACCCCACCTAGTAATAGCCCAAGGTGCTGTTACATTCCACATATCAAAGTTATTAATAGTGGAACCGTAACCCAAGCGATTGAGTACTAAGGCAGTGGTATCTGATAGTAATCTACCAGATGAACAACTCATAATTAGGGGTGTGTACTCAAAGTCCATGTTAATAGGTGTATCGATAAGTACAGGTACATCAATATCAATGGGACCCCCTGTAACCTTAGCATGTAACAACAGGTCAATAAGCGCCTGCCTGTTATTACCATAGTAGGATAACTTTCTTGTAGTATCAAGAAGGGCACCAACTGTAGAAGCACCTAAACCTGTAAGGTATGCACCGTCAGGTTGTGTTAACTCATTACGTAAACCTACAGTACTATCTATTAACTGTACTAAACTCATTAAATACTCCTTATCTATTTAGGCAGCGCTTGTACAGCTTGCTGCACGGATTTAAACTCATTACCAATAGCTTTGCTTTGCCATACCCGACGTTCCCAAAGCCCCCAACATACACGATTACGTTTGCCTTGGAGAAGTTGGGAGCAATCGAACTGCCATTTATTCTTTGTACCTTTAACTAACACCCAACCCAAGCCGGGGGATACCGAAGACTTCTTGTGTATGTAGCGCCATGACAGGACAGCAGCAGCAGCACCCTTGAAGTCACCCGCCATAAGACGCCGCTTCACCTGGCTGGAACTGAACCCCCAAATACCTACGTTGTAAGCCATATCAATACTACCGAGCACCGCCACGTCAGGAAGGCTCTCAGGAAGCCCCCCAAGCGCTTTGGCGTGCTCAGTGATAGATTGTATCAACTGAGCATCGCATTGCTTCTGCGTGGCGTACAGGTCTTTACGTACGCCCTTAGTCTCCCCATAGCAGATAGTCCATACACCGGCGCTATCCTTGTATGCTGTTTGGCTCAACCCCTCATTATGTTTCACAACTGCGGTGATACCCCCACCCAGAGCAGTAACCCCGAACAAGGCACCAATTATTTTATTCTTTAGGCTCATTCAGAATGTATCCTCGCTTAGCTGCTTCTTTACTGGCCTCAGCAAATACTTTAGAATTCTTGTGTTTGTAGTACCAGTTAATTAGGAGTGTCGCAAGGCCCATCAAAAAGCCCGCAACCATGAATATCATATTCCAGTTCAAGCCTCCCATCCAGATGATTAGGGTAGATGTACCCAGAGAGACTTTACTGTAGAAGTCACCAATAAGCTCACTTACCCAGTGACATGCATTTAACCACACATTACTTAGCATCCTCTTTCCTCCGACTTAGTGGCGAAGGAACGAACCAGAACACCAGTCCTAGGACGCTCGCCATACCTATACTGAATGCACCCAGCAAGGCCCACGGGGAGCCGTTGGTGACTTTAATAGAATCAGCCTGTACTAACCCAGCTTGGACTTGCTGCCCCTGCTTAGAAGCGTTCACAGAGCCTTGTACGTCCTTTACGGTTGTACTGGAGTCCACCTTAGAGTTCACACCCAAACCTTGTTTTGTATTCTCGGCACCAACTTGTGCAGTAACATCTGGCTTATTCGGAGAGATAGCGGATGCTACAGTCCCTAGCGCAGAGGTCGCTGAGCAACCCCCTAATGACAAACACAGCAGGAGTACGTATAACATCCGACCCATCTTATCTCCTTATGCGCCAGCGGCTGTGAATGCAGCTTTCAGTGCTGTAATATTAGTTTGGATAATTGCAATCTCAGCAGCAGTGAGCTGTGAGGAGTTCTGTACCAACCGCTGCACACCCGGTGCAACCTTGAGTACAGCATCACGCATAGTCATGTTCAGTGCCTGTGCTTCTGTGGTACCTGTAGTAATAGCCATGTATTCTCCTAACGATATAAGCGGGAACGTGTCCCTTGTACTGGTTTACGAACGGATTGCTCGTACCCCATTGGGTTGCCCAAGAACTCTCGGACAGCTCTTTGTTGCAGCTTCTCGGACTCTTTCTCCTCATCTACACTAATGAAGCCTTTTAGTTCATTCACCAAGTGTCCTACAGCATCCGCGCGGTCATCCTTTGCAAGGCTTCCCCGGTCGTACGTGATACCTGTTAACTGGAACAGGAGGGAGTACAAGTTCCTTTTGTTCAGTGGGTACTTCTGGCAGTACTCAGTATCCATTTCAATAGCACGCTCATGCAGAACGAACTTATGCCTACGGAATACTGGGCCGAGTGTATCAATGATACGCCGCTCCTTTTGCCCCTTAGCATAGATATCCCGTACACCAATGTGCGGGAGCTTACGCTTCGCTATGACGTTCAAGAGCACCATGCTTGCAGTACCATGTCCCATGTTAGCTTCCATTACAATATCGGTAATGCCGAATTCTTCACAGTAATCTAGCAGGACATTACAGTTCTCCTCTATTAAACCGCCTTGTAAACCGCCAACACCGAATAGGTGGATGTACGAGTTCAGTGCCCCGCCACATGCAAAGGCTACCTCATCCCCACCACAGCCCGCTGGGTCCACTACCATTATCTTGTGTTGATACGGGAGGAGTAGATTACCGTTTCCAGCAACGTGGTACAGCACCTCCTGCTTAATACTATCAGGAACGCTCTGTACGCGGTACTGTGGAGTCGCAGCGTAGTACAAGGTATCAGGAGCAGCGTCTGTTCCTAAGCACGCTACAATCGCATCTGAGAGCTTTATACGTGTACGCTGCGCATCAGATAGGGAAGTATCCAGCATGTACTGGAGTTGGTATCCCTCGGGGCCAAATTCCAGTTCCTTCTCAATACTCAGTGCCTCATCATAACGAGCAGGGTCAGAGGTTTCTCCACGAGAGCCATCAATACCATAGCCGGTACGAGCAGCACCTTTAGTGATAAGCTCTAGAATGTACGGCGCGAGGGTACTACCATAGCGCTGTTCTTCTTCCTCAGTAGGAATACGACCGGGCCAGATACGCATCTCGTACCCACGATTAACTAAGGTACGGTAAATACTATCCTTAGTCTGGGGTGTCCCTAAGTACATAATCCTACCATCAACACAGATGGCCCCAAACTCCTTGGAGCGGAGTAACAGAATTTCTCGGTTGGTAGCAGTAAGGCTGTTGTTGGTGGTTTCAATATCATCTGGTATTAGCAGAGTAGCACGCTTCCCCTGTAACTGTGCAGTGATACCCACACAAGCCACACTAGGAGACTTACTCACCGTACGTAAATCACAGTGGATATCATAGTGCTCATACGATGTACGGTCCCCACGAGAACGGTCTGGGCGCAAATAACACAGGATACCCCAACGCTCAATCAACTGAATGATGAGCAACGCTACCTCGGAGGCTTGCGTCTCACCCCCTGATACAATAAGTACCCACTCATTCCAGTCTTGTATAAGCCGCCACACTGCAAATAGGGCTGCTAGGGTACTCTTAGCCTCCCCACGCTGTGCTGCCACCATACATTGACGTGGCCCGTACTGCATGTACCTAGCAATATCCCGCTGCATAGGGGTTAGTGTGTACCCAAGGAAACGCATACCGAGGTCTGCGAAGTCTTCAAACTCCGAGAACACGGCCTGCATCATGAAGCCATACTCTTCCCGCAAGTCCTTGGGCATAGATGCAGGGCGGTCAGACCACTGGTTCAAACTCTGTGCGAGCAGATTCAGCCTACGTAGTTTATGCTCCTGCATGTGACTCCTTACTGTAGAATATGGGAGTACGCGTCATCCTCCAAAGCTGAGGTAAGTTTCGACTTACGCTCTGCCCTAGCTGCATCAGCAACACCCTTGAACTCATCCCGGATAGCTGCCATATCGTCAGCATCCATACTAGCACTAATATCATTATCTTTTAAAAACTGACGGATTACACCGAGGTTAGCAGCGGGAAGGGGGATACCCTCCTCCTTGGACTGCTTTAAGTCATCAAGCATAACCTCTGCCAGCATCTCATGTAGCTCTGCGAGCTTGCTCTGTGAAGCTGCCATACATCTCCTTATCTAACTCGCCTCGCGCGTACGTACCCATTAGCGGTAGCTGTACCTGTAAAGGTCGCCTGTGCTACAAGGTACACAGTGGTGGTGGTGCTTAGTAGTACTCGTCTTGCCATACCCTGCCTGTTCGAAGTCCCTGAACCAATCGTAGTGGTGATGCTGTACACGTCATACCACGGAGTAGGTAACACCCCTGTGGTGGTGCTGACACCAAAGGCTAGGGCGGTCACATTACCTGTGTTTATGATTTGGAAAGCACTTTCCAGTTCCCAATCGCCCGCAGGTAAACTAAGGCTGATAATATTAATAACGCTACCAGATACAAGGTTAGTAGCAGAACTAGACGCAGCGGAAGCCACCTCTCCAACAATACCAGAGGCTGCCGCCGTGCCTGTAGTTAACCCAGTAATACCCCCTGTCAGGGCAGCTAGGTTTGAGATATCGTTGTTGATACCATTCATAGCTGCGCCGAGGTTAGCACGTGCGCTAGGTGCGGAGCCAGCCCCGGTACCCCCATTAGTAACTGGGAGATTTCCAGTTACGCCCGGTGTAATGTTAGCTGAACCATTAAAACTCGCAGCGCTAGTGCTGGCTAGGTTAGTCTGGATTGTTCGGGGGGTAGCAAGTACAGTTGCTGTCGCAGCATTCCCCGTGTTGTTCCCCGTTCCACCCTGTGCAGCACTAAGTGGCGTGGTTAAACCAGACAGGCTGCTAATATCGGAGTTTGCACCCTTACTAGCCTTGTTACTAACCTCTGTGTTAGTGACATCAATCTCATCCTGTAGGTTTGCCTGTACCGCACTAAGCTGTGCAGTAGTGGCAAAATCATCATCGTTCTGAATGTCTTCCCCTAGCCGGGCAAAGACCATCGTGCCTAGTGGCACGGGGTCTGCAAGGAGTATCTGATTAGCCACTACGATGTAACTGTAGTCCGGTGTCTGGCATACTCCGTTGATGTACACTGCTGCCTTGGTGAAGTTAAAGCCGGGTGTGAACGTGTCCGTCGTACTAGTGCTCACTGTGTACCACGGATAACTAGAAGTGGCCTGAACGAAAGTATTCTCAAGGGAGGCTAACCGATTATCTTGTACAGCCTGCGATGCGGCTACTGCTTGGTCCTGCGCCTGTTGACTAGCATTAAAGTTAGCATTCTGTGCAGTATTAGCAGTATCTACGTACTGTTTAGTAACCGCATCCCCAGGGTCGGTAGGTTCCCCCAAGTTCTTAATCTGAAAACCGTGCATATCCAATGGGAAGTACAGGCCGGTAAGTCCATTACCCTCAGTGAACTCCTGCGCAAGGTAAATCATCTGCTTGAAGTTCTCATCAAGGGTTTCTCGGTTAAACGCCGCACCCCCGTCATAAATATTAAAGGCACGGTCAATATCTGTATTACGGCGTACAGTAATGTAGCTACCTACTGGTACTGGGATACCAGTCAGCAAGTTGATGTGGGTATCCCCATCCCATTGCCAATCAGTACCCAGTACAAGTGGGGTCAGTTCCAGATTACGGTACAGCGTGATATCATCTTTCTCAAAGTACTCGATGCTCAGTGCAATTCGAGTTAGAGTACCGTCTGATACGGCAATCTGGACTGAGTACATTCTATCTCCTTATTCATCATCATCTGCTAGGCTTGCACCCATTAAACGCATACCCGGTAGGATACTCAGGAATGGTACGGCTTTAATCAGACTCTCTGGATTAGTCTCGCCACTAGCAATACTGCTCATAGCAGCGTGCATACGGTCTACCAGTGCCAAGGCAGCAAGGTTATTACTTGCTCCGTTAGCCCAGAAGTCTACAGCAAAACCCGCCCAACTCATCATAGGCACCTGCACCAACGCACGCTGTGCGACACTCTCCGGTGTTACTGGTTTACCACTGATAGCAATACTGGTAGCACTACTTAATGTCACCAGTGGCATCTGGTAGGCCAGCGCAATAGCTACACCTGTTGCACCGTCCAACTTAGCGGTACGGCGTAGAATCTTGTTCCACGCACCTGCTACGAACGTCATGTACGGAAGGATTACCTTACCTACAGAACTGAACTGCATCCATGCTGGAATCTCGCCTAAGCGGTTCTCCAGTACAATGCTATCCGCCATGTTATGTGTAACCGCCTCAATGTCCATACGAACACTATCAGGCCATTTACGCATGTCAGGATTAGCAGCAGTTGCCTTACGTAGCTCGTCCAGTAACTGCTGGTTCAGGCCAAATCGCTCCATAGCTGTAACTGCACTAGCATTACCGGCAATAGCATCATCCACTGTATCCGCAATAAGACCGGAGACTAATTTAGCTTGTCCACGGCGAATGAACTCCATGCCGTTCACAAAGCGTGTTCCCTGCCCCATTTGCTGTACATATCGGTGTGCTACCCCCAAGGAACCAATGTCGCGGTTATCCTCTAAGTGTGTTAGTACACTACGGTACTTACCAGATAGCACATGGCGCGCTTCGATAACATCCTGTAGTCGTGAGCCAAACTCAGCAGATTTAGCAACATCCATTGCATTACGACCAAACGCTGTGCTACCGAATGCCTTGAGTGTCTTGGTGATACCAAACTGCTGTAGCATCAAGCTCATGTCTGCCAACTGGTAGATACCAGAGTTAGCAAGGTTCAAGGCACCACCAATGATACTAGCACTCCGCAGGATATCTGGAACATCTTCCCCAGTAGGGTAGCCCAGAATCTGATTCATGGTATTATCAAAGGCATGTAGTGCAGCAGCAGGGTCTTGTGCCTCAGCAGCAGCCTCATCAATAGCCTTCACAGCATCGCGCAGGTCAGGGAAGCCAGCCTTAGCTAAACCCACACGACCAGACATACGACGGCTGTAGCCCTCCATAAGACCCATTACGTCGTTGTTCACGAACATACTCGGAGATATCATATCGCCGGACTTAGTAGTGTACTGTGCGGTCATGTCGAACTCAGCACGCCCACGTAGATTGCGTACTTTATTCGCCTGCTCCCCAGAACCTTTAACAGCATCCAAGAACGCGGTGATAGTTGGGTCTGATGCTCCTAGCGCTTCCAGAGTGTTCTCAATGTCATCGTACGACATACCAGCAATACTCTGACGGTACCCCTGTACGTGCGCTGCTTGGTCCTGCATGTTATCAAACATCTTAGCACCGAGCTTACGGGCTGTCTCTGGGGTGATTCCGTTCTGCTGGAACATACGAGAGAACTGCTGCGTGTACATACTAATGATATCATCCTTGGTAACCTGACGGTTATTACGCATGAAGTCATTAAGCTTGTTCCCACTGTGTTGGCGTGGAAGGTAGTACGGAGATTCCCGCACAGCATCTGCCCCAGTGATACCAGCACCTTTAACTCGAACCAGTTCATCCTTAGCCCAGTTAGAGTTCACGAAGGCATCCA